CCGGGTATATTGCTAGGCAGCGTCCATCCATTGGAAATGTTTAGCTTTTGGGCGTAAACACAATAACCTAACTTCATTGTGTCATTTATCTCGGTATATCCTCTCATTCCTTGTACTGCTAGCCCCCAATGTCCTGATGGCGCCTCAGGAACTTGGTTGTACTCATATACATCAACGGTAAACCCATTCGGTACACCACCTTGTATTCCGGGAACGGCGGGGCTAACGTTAAAAGTAATAGTATTACCAGACCTTGACCATTCTGTAATGGCATAAACCTGATCGTTATAAGGTGATGAGCTTGAAGATGTTCCAATCTGAATTCCGTCACGTGGAACACACAAAGCCGTTGATCCCGTGGTAAACCCAAGATTAAAACTATAAGACGTCCCGGTCCCAGAGTTATGTTTTATTTTTACTGTTCCGATATAGCTAAGAAGTCCTGCTGTATTTTTATCTATCCTAAGTCGTGTATTTCCATCATCGCCGTAAATAGCCAACCCGAAATCAGACATTAGAACACCCCCGTCAAATAGCCTAGTTGGACTTTTAATTGTCGTGATGGATTAGCAATACTAATTGTTACATTATCTTGTTTCATCATCCCCAACGAATTAGAACCATTGATTTCTATTGACCCAGTTCTAAACCCAATTCTCATACCCGAGCGACCAACAACATAATCATCCGATTGGAGATAGTCGGATATTTTTCCCGAATCAATAGAGGCTTTTTGAATAAACGCATCCCTAATAAAGACCTGCCCATTAACAACAAAGAAGGCCGACTGATAATTACCCGGATCGCTGCCTGAATAAATGCCAAACTGATCGGCGGCAAATACCACCGTGGATTTATATGTGTTGCCAGAAGGTTCAATACTCATGCCAAAACCGGTGTTATACATAACATCGTTACGCTTAATTCCGAGATTTAGCGTGTACGATGCCTTTCCATTCCCTTTATCATCGACCTCAGCGGTCAGCTTCTGGCTCACCTGCGCCTTGAGCTCATCGTTTTGCGCCTGAACGATATCTTGAAGTTCAGCAAGAGAACCATCTACCGTAGCAATGGATGTCTTAATCGTGATGACATCAGCCCTAACCTCACCATACTGCTGCCACTGATGCTCAACCGTTGAGTTATTCGCTAATGCATTTTGTAAAAGCCCATCAAGATTGGTATCAACCCCTTCCTGCACGTTTTTGAATGCGTCTGAATCTCTAACAGCATCATCAATAAGGTCAATCATGCCGGGTATATCTGAAGATGCCTGTCCGGATGCTTCGACAAAATCAGACACGCCAAAGGCGTTGCGTGTGCGGACATAAACATAATAGGTTTTATCCGCCTGTAGTCCGTGTAGCGTCCACTGGGTAGAGCGACCGAGGTATTGAGTTTGGTCTTCAATTACAGCGGGATCCGTAATTTTCGTCTGGCCCGAATACCAAAATTCAAATGACGTATCTGTAGTAGCGGAAATACGCATTACAGGTACCAAATCGGCAGAGAACAGGCCCGGAGTCCAGATAACACTCGAAGGAGTTGGCGGAGCGCCAATCACCAGACTAGCCTGAGTCTCAGCGCCCTTCATGCCGTTTTCATTTCGGCCACGCACACCCAGAGTATAACTTCCAGCATTCAGGCCATAAAATTCATACCTGAATTGATCTGTTTCATATTGAGCGGCAACCTTTCCATCCTCAGTGTAGACATACAGCTCAAAGACTAGTTTTTTGGTCGTGGTGGCGGTTTCCCATGTCGCAGTGGTCTGGACCGTCTCTGAGTTCGTGTTAATGATGCGCAGGTTTTCAATGTTTGGGACTCGATACCCGTTCAGCGTATCGTTCGGGACTTCGAATACGGCGCCCTCATCAACAATTGCCTGTTTGTTAGGATCATGCTGGGAAGCGGTGATACTGTAAGTCGAATTATTATCTGTTTCCGCAATACTCAGAATGCGGAAAAGGCGCACAGACAGGTTACTGGTAGAGATCGCAAAAACGGTTCCATCACGCACCCAAACTGGCGCACTCTTCAGTGTCACCACGCTTCCGCTTACCCGGGCTATTTCGTATTTAACGAACTTTCCATCGCGGCCCATGACAGACATGGTGTCTCCATCGGATATCAGCGAGACATCTACAGCATCAACAGTAATATTTGCGCCAGAGTGCGACATAATTCGCCCGCCCAGACGTGCACCTGCATAGTCATTGTCCATGACTTCGACAATGTCGCCCGGCGTGAAATGGATAGCATCGCGGGCCATCTTAAAAGACAAGCGGCTACTTTCACGCTTAGCTGTTTCCAGCAACCATTTACCAGCTCGCCATGCCTGCCCACGGGACGTGCAACCGAACGCTTCAAGCGTGGTTTCGTTGTAGTTCCCACGCGCGATCATTTCATCGTCAGATACGTACTCTTTAACCTGCTCCCAGCCGTTATCTGGGTCAGTCCACGAAACCACAACGGCGTTATGTTTCTCTGAGCGTTTGGCAGAGCTGCGGCTGAATTTGCCATCAACTACACTGGCGTTGGTAATTGTCGCTATCGGATCTTGAGGTGCATCCAGCATGACTGTCAGGCGCATTCCATCCCACAGAGCCACACCACGAAACATACCGGCAATCTTATCTAGAATATCTCGAGCCGTTGCCTGTTCTGTAATGTAGGCGTTGAGTGTCATCCGTGGTTCTTGCCCACCATAACCATCATCGACCAGCTGATCGCAATACTGAGACAGAACATAAAGAGCCCCATCATCTACGTCGATATATCCCGCCCGACGCGCTAACCCAAAGCGCTCATTCTTCGCCATTTCACGGAATAACCAGGCAGGGTTATTAGTCCATGCCTTTTTGAATCCTCCAGTCCACAGCCCTGTATATGTTCTTGCTATTGGGTCGTAATTATCAGGAACGTCGACAATCAGACCACGAAGATGGTATGTGCGGCTTGGGGTGTCGGTGTACTGGTCACGGTCAACGACTGCGCCGGCAATAGCTGAGAATGGATAATTGAGATTATCGTCGGTGATTTCTGTGTAGCTATTCCAAACAGTTCCGTTTGTGAGACGGTCACTAGTACTGTCAGGAGTGATACGGCGAACGCGGATATCAAATGGCTTGATATCAGGCGCGTCAATGACGTGCGCTTCTAAATATTCACCGGATATTTTACCGGTGATAGTTACTGTTTTTGTAATTCCCCACCCGGATGCATTCGTTCGGGTCTCAATAACCATCGTTACAGTAGCATTGTTCTGATTACCCTTTGAGTCCTGCTCTACTAGCGCTGACACCCCAACGTTAAAACGAACGCGGGTAACGTCCTGATCGGTCACGGTGCGAACGAGCGGCGTATCATAGGTGACTTCAGTGTTAACAATGGTCGTTGCTTCAATGGCCGCGAAACCGTTAATCGGTTCCTGAGTTTCAGAGCCTGAGCGCCAAGCCACGCTAACACCATTCACATTCGTATTACCGTTAGCATCGGTTACAGGCGTTTTATTCAGCATAAACGATGATAAATGTTCCTGATCAACCGGACCATAAATAGGTCCTTCGCTGATAAGGTCGAGAACGCGGTAAAACTGTTTGGATTTGAGATTATCGTCGAGAAGTTTGGGGGTTGAGGATTTACCGCCACCAGAAGACATAGTTGCCCCTTAACTGATTGATTCTGTCCAGTCCATATTGTTAGACGTGTCGATACCAAGGCTTATGACATTGCTACCAACCTGCATTTCACCCAGAAGGATGGGGACCGGTTTTCCCTGTCCAATACGGTTTTCCGCACTGGTGAATGAGTTATTCGTGATGGAGTTTGTTTCTGCTGCCTCAGCTGAGGTCTTGGTTTTCATGTTTCTGGATGAATAAACAGAGTACGCGACTGATGCCGCTGCAAGGCCGATTGCAATCCAAGCAGCCACGCCAATTTCAATACCGGCCCCTTCCACTACCGGTACAAAAATGACTGTTGTTCCGCTCTGAAGATGCCGATCCATATGCCAGTTCATTGATGATGAATCGATGTCATCGCCAGCAATGCGGAGTCTTACCTTGGAATTGAGGAAAGCCTTTTTAAATTCATGATTCTGGGCCAGAAGTAATCGTAGGCCCTGAGCTGGGGTGTCGACATTTAATTCGACTTTGCTGAAATGTCTGCGTAAATGCCCTGCAAATTTAAAGATGAGCACTGTTCGTGCCTCCAGATTGAATGCATTTGTTTTACGAATGCCGGGCGCATTTGTTCGCGCCTGCTTAAATGGCCGGCACAGTCGTGATGTAGCACCAGATTGTCATCTAGCAAAACCATCGCATGGCAAGGGTCCGCGCCGGGGAATGGCTGGCGAATTATCACATCGCCAGGCAATGATTCTGACGGACATACTTGATGGAACCCTACCTGAGGAAGATTGTTCAGATACAGATTCTCCCCTCTAAGCCACCAACCATTTGCCCTGTCAAAATCAGGAAGGTCGATCCCGCAAAGATGATAAGCATCACGGAAAAGCGTGTAGCAGTCGGTAACCCCATGTTCAAAGCGGCGGCCTAGCAAATGAGGCACCGCGCGAAATTCTCTCAATACACCGTTACACGCCAGTATCCACGGTAGCCCTGATGCAATTTGCCCGCGCCTATCGGCGCTAGACAGTGTCGGCAAGCTCATTGGGTGAGAGTGGAATACAGCCGTAATTTCGCCTGCCTCTTCGGCAGCCAGCCAGTCATTATCGGCAATGAGAAACTGGTTATGCGGGTCAGCATGAGCGTTACGGCAACGAAAAAGCTTCTTTCCATCGATGATTAGCCCGCACACCTCATCCTGCGACGAGGCCGCATAGTCGAGTAATTCTTGCATCAGGAAACCTTTTGAGAACCGGGGAAACTGCTGATTGGCATAGGATCAGGTCGAGGAAAGCGTAATCGGCAGCCACTGCGACGGTGAGAGCATTTATCTTTAGATAAATCAGTTGTCGGATTATCGCGTTCATCTGCAACAGCTGGGCCATCATACCCGCAACCTAATCCGCGATACTGCCACTGACACACGTCTGCAAGGATGGTGCGAGCTGGGATGATGGCGTTGTCACAGTCGATAGGGGTAGCTAGAGTGTACGTAACCTGCTCAGCGGTCTCTTCCGTCAGCTCTTCGACCACATATCTAGATACCGCCTCCTGTGTCGGATCTGCTTCCGCATTACCCTTAGGGAAGTTAACAGCATCGAGATATTTCACTGGCACCTGACGTCGGGTTATCACCACGCCAAGCATATCGTCGAAATCGTGATTAATCCCGGTTAGTAGTCCTGTGACATTAGCGGCAGTCATCGTCGGGCGCGCATACGTACCCTCGTTTTTCATCTCGAAGCCTTCGACCACTATCGGATAAGCCTGATACTGATTGCCCTTCCAGATTACGTTGCCATAGTAGCCATTGGTACCGGAGTGAAAGCGAAGCAGATCACCTCCATATGGCTGCAGGTCTGCTTCGAAAAGGTCAATGAACGCGCCGACTCCGGCATCGACGCTATCAATAATCATATTGTCTGGTATGTCGCGCACGGCAAACTCCCATAAAAAACCACCTAGAGGTGGTTACTGTATGAATATCAGGGTGTTGCTAACCAATAACCCTGATTAATGTATGTATTCAGCCCGTCAGTGATAGGACACTGGCGCACTCTTGGAAGGAGGGATGGCTGATTACCTCTGGAAAAGGATTAGAAATGGAAGTGACAGAACAAAATTTAGACTTTACGTCTCAAACAACAAGCCCTGAATCCACAGCTGGGGAGCTTAATGATCTTAAAACCATAGTGCTGGCCATTGCTCTTAAGCTTGATCCTACGTCCCGTAAACAGTTGATAACTGAGCTTTCAGATATTGATAGCGAGCCAATGAAAGAATGGGTTGCTAACTTTAAACAGATTTGCCGCGATTAACACCTAGATTAATTTTATACGCGGTCTGTTTCTGGGCCGCATTTAATACCCCTACCGGTTTACTCGCGTTTGCGATCACTTCAGCAGCAATCTCGCTAATATCTTCAGCATTACTCTGCTGGGCTACCATGTTTGCGATAGCCATTTCCAAAGCTTCTACTCGTTGTTCTAAAGTCATAATTATTCTCCTTATCGTGGTACCTGTTCAAACGTAGCCGTTAGTTCAAATAGCGGCCCAGTCTTTGTTAAACTCCAAGAGCGGCATACAAACAGAGCCTGCACTCCTGTATCAGATGGCGTCCAGTAGAACGCCTCAACAGCCATTCTGGCTTTCAGGAAGGCATTGACCTCCTTAGCTGCGTTTGGCCGGTTACAACTCCCGTCTACCCCCTTAAACGTCAGAGAGTATTTATCCATTAGAGGGTTGATGCCTTTGGTCTGGCGCTGCTCGTATCCGTCGCCCAATTTCACTACGGCAACGTTAGGTGAACGTTCAGTTGAGTAGCCTTTTTGTGGTGACCATGTGAATATTTCTAGCATTGGTTATTCCGTAGTATCATATGAGTGCCAACTGACTAAATAAAATGAGAAAATTCAATGAATAATTTTAATGACATGACGTATGACCAAAAACAAATCATGGCTCTGCGCCATACTGTGATGTTTATTGCCTCTGTTCTTTCTGATGATCAAAAAGCTCACCTCGAGATGCTAACGTCCAACTTAGACGATAAAATTGATTCACTGTATCCTCTAGAACAAGCAGCTCTGATGAAGGAAATTTATAAAATCACAGAGGAAATCTTGTCTCTAAGACCAGAAAATTGATAGCTAGCGGCCTGCTGGCCGCTTATTTTCTTCGGCCTTGCAGCATCCCATTAGGGCGAGTACTTTGGTCAATCATCATTTTCAGCATGTCATTGTTCCATGCCTTACGAAGTCGAGCTATATCCTCGTCCCCCACACCACCTGTCGTATTAATAACTAGGTTCATTACAGGGTTGAATGAAGCCCCACCACTGCCGCTACCTTGCATATCCTTATTGCTAATTACCCGCCCGTTATCACCCGGTATCATGTACTGGCTACCGTTGCTGGCCTGATAGATTTCAGGTTTGCCGCCTTCACCGACTCGGTACATGGAGTTGGCAGATACCGGCCCACCGTTATAGCGAGCGCCAGCAATAGCCATACCTTTTGCTGAAAGCAAAGAGCCCGCATACGCAGATTGCCCAACAACTGCGGCGCTGCCCATGGTAGCGATAGATGCACTGATTGCAGCCGGCGCCCATGCTGAAGCAGCGGCAGTTGCCTGAGCCATTGTCGATGCCAGCGATGCCGCGGCGGCGGCCTGTCCCATTAACTGGCTCTTGGCCCACTGCATACCCATTTCGACCAGCGCACCAACCACACTGCCAAGGATTGTCGTTCCAACGTTAGCAAACGCCTCCTGCAGGCTCTGGGTGCCGTTTATTAATCCGGTGATTGCATTGGTCGCGCCACTTTGAAGACCATCAACCGAAGCAGCCAGCAGCTCATTAGCTTGGCTCTGGTTGCGGTAAATTTCCCACTGCGCTGCGATGCGTTGCTGTTCGTACTCAGTTTCTTGCGCGTTTCGAAGTGCTAGATATTGCGAATCCGTTTCCTGCTTAGCGGCGATGTACTGGGTATACGACATCTGCCCATTTTTATAGGACTGTAACAATACCGCCTGCTCCTGCTGCTGGTACTGCTGCATAAGAGATAGCTTCTGGTTGTTCTGGTTCGCAAGTTGCTGAACTGGGTCTATCTCTGCGCGGGCTGATGCTACTGGGTTAACAACCGCTTGAGCGTTAATTTTCGCCAAGTTGTTCTTATGCTCCAAAGCCAATTTTTCAATCGCTGTATAGTATTCCTTCTGGTCAATCTTACCGGCAGTTAGCGCCGCTTTCAGATTGTCCATGGATTCACTGTAAGACTTGTTCTCTGCTTCCTCGGGAATCGCTTTGAGGGCTTCAGCTATACCCTTCGCGGCGGCAGCGGCATCCCACGCCTTTGCCCTATACTCACCAGCAAGCTTGATTTGCTCTTGGGTAGCGCCTTTGCCAAGGGACTGTTGAGCATTCAGGATTGCCTGCTCACGACTCAGCTTATTGGTTGAGTCAGCAGCGAGTTCTGACTGTTGTTTCAGGTTCGCCAGTTTTTGAGCAATAGAATCAGCCTGAGAAGCGCCTTTTTTATGCTCTGACTGAAGTGTCTTCTGCGCCTGTGTATTTTTGTACGTAGCGGCAGCGTCATCTTCCATCTGCTTAGCGTGAGGATCATCCTTAGCAAACCCTGCATCTTCAGCGGCGTATTGAGCCTGCAAACGAGCCCTAGCCTCTCCCTGCAACTTTGATAGCGCCAGATTACGCTCGGACTGCTTGATGAGGTTTTTCTGCCCTGAGGTTAGGTTGTCAGTTTCCTGCTTAAGCGCCGCCACGTTGCCTTTCGCAGTAACAGCCTCACGAGAGAGGTTAACCAGCGTACCGATAAATGCTGTTAACGCCGTCTGCCCTTTCTCAGTAGAGCTCTGTGTGTTCTGCAACTCCGCCGCAAGACGTTGCAAAGCCTCTGGAGTAGGGTTTTTAGCAATATCCGAAAGCTGTTTGCTGAACTCGAATGCTTTCTGCTCTGAGATGCCGAACTTATCCGCCACTGCCCCAACAGTGTTGCCAATGCTCATCGTCGTAGCATTGAAAGCTTGTCCTGCGCCAAAAGCCTGCTTCATTGCCTGAGAGTAATCATTGGTCGTGATGTTCAGGGCAGAAAGGCGATCGTTAAATCCATCAACCGAAGCGTATCCTCCGGAAAATGCAGAGAGCGCCTTGTCACCAAAGGAGAGAAGTGAGCTGGACGCATCGCTAATCGCTTTCGGGATTTTGTTGATCGCCTCGTTGTATTCAAGAAGTGCCTGATTGCGCATAAGCGTCGCAACTTCGGCATTCGTCTTGGCGAGATAGGCATACTTATCAGACAACGCTGCCACGCCGTTCTGGGAAACGGTAATAACCTTATCCATTGCCTCTGCTGCATCTTTAAGTGCATCCATGGCGTTTTTTCCGCCATTTAAGGATGTAATCAGCGTACCAGCGATGACTGTACTCAATGCAATGACGGCACCAATAACCGCGCCGCCGGGTCCGAATGCCCCTGCCAGTTGCGAACCCTGCTGTGAGAATGCTACAAGCGCAGATTGCCCACCTTGAACCTGTACGATAAAGTCCTGAACCTGATAACCAGCTTGTTGCATGCTGGTTTTCCATTTTCCATGGCTTTTTGATCCAGTTTCTACCCCAGTCTTCATATCGAAAAGGCGACCAGTTAACTCGCCTATTTTTTGCTTCTCTTCATCAGAAGCTTTAGAGCCTGCTCTCAACTGAGCAGCAAGTACGGCAGCACTACGAGCACCATTCTCCTGCGCCTCATCCAGTACCGCTAACTGATTACCTAGCGACTCAAGGATAGATTCGGCACGGCTGAACTCACTGCTGGCTCCGCCTGTACCACTGCGAGCCTCTTCCATCGCTCTGGCAATACCGCTGACGTTGGTGTTCAGCTTGCGCAACTGGTTGTCCATGGAGTTGGCGTAACCAGCCAGTTCAGTAAACGCAGATCCGGTTTGCGATGCACTCTGGTCGAGGTTATCCATCCCCTTTCCTGATTGCCTGGCTGCAACGTCTAATTTATCCAGAGCATCAATGGCCTGCTTCCCACCTTGCAGCAGGGGTTCAACGTCTGCGCTGATTTCATAAACGATGCTACCGGCACTTTTTTCACCTGCCATGATTTCCTCCGGGCATAAAAAAACCCCGCCGGAGCGAGGTTCATCAATTTAAAATTATTACTTGCAGTACTTTTGATAGTAATTTCTATATGTATCCACAGGAGAACCGAGTATATCTCTTATTTGTCTCCCGCTATACTTAGACTGCATCTGTGCGCCGTCATCCTTACCCCACAGCTCAACAAACCTAACACCTTGCCTGCTTAAATCAGTCTTACCGGAGACTACACCGCATACCGCAACTGAATTATCATGCCTGTGCACTGTCATATTTGAAAATGATAAATCATTCGGGTTCAAGTTATTGTCGCAATGCAAGAGATACGCATTTTTAAATTCTGGTGCGGTTGAGTTACTCAAAAACTTATAATTCTCGCACCCACCGTAAGACCTATTGATTTTGTCTGTAACTTTGTCCTTTACGTCACTAATAATCTTTGCATCGTCAGGCTTCCCGCAACCGGTAAGTAGTAATGCAGAAACAAGGCAGGCAGTAAGTGCAACCCCATTCATATCCATGTCCTCATAAATTACAGATTTTGCGATCCTAACAAACTTTGAAGCTTTTACCTTTGTGGAAAGCAACTACATTACCTTCCGGTTCTGTAACGACTATGTCGGCATAGAGCAGATCTTTTCCTTTTACTAGCGAAGCGACTACCTCCCCAGTCTTGAGGTTAAAAACCTCCAATTTCTGTGCATATTGATCGACTCGATTACTTGAAGCGGAAAATGACAGAGCCAAATATTCAGCAAACTCGGAAAGGGAACATGATGTTAGATGTGTTGTTGTTGTTAGCTTGAAAATTTCTTTTTGTTGAGCATTCATCACAATTATCGCTGCCATCATAGCATCAGGATCCTTGTGTATGCTGAAGACGAAGGTTCCAGTAATTGAAACACATCGAGCTCTTACAGAGAATCCGCGACCAACCTTTACCATAAAATGGAATATTCCATCCTTCAGTAAAGCAACCGTATTCTCCCGTCGCGATTCGTATTCTGCGCGATCAAAATGTCCGACGAGCCATCGTTGGTCTTGGCTTGGGACGCAATTGATACAGAAGTCTTCCAACCAGTAGATTACCCTACCATCAGGAAGTTCCCCCCCCTTTTCAAGCTTCATATCCCTATCCCCTTTGATAAATGTGCCAAAAGAGTAGCAGGGATCGAGAAGCGACAAAACCCGTGGTTAAAATAGAGATAGATGGCTGTGCTGTAGATAGCAAAAACCCGCCGAAGCGGGTTAAAGTTATTATGAGGGCATCTCTTTCCCAAGATCGTACATGGCATTCCCTATGACCCCACACAATGCGTTATAAAGTGTTGTTTTACATTTATTGCTTGTTTGGTTTGTTTTTGTTTCGTTCATAGAGTCACCTTCCTTTTCCATACGTTTTGCTTTTTTCGATTTGATATAGCTACTACTCAATTTGTATGCAGAATAAACTGCTAAAGCTGTTAGCGTAGGGTCAAAGGATGCCATGACTAGCGGTATCGAACCCGCAGAGATGCAGAAGTCTTTTACTTTTTACTGTATATTCCTATTATATCACAAAAAATTCGTTTGTCCCAAGTTTATGGCATGAATTTTGACTGGCTATTGGTTCTCACGCTATTCTCGGCAAGTACAACTGCACTTCATCGGCCAAACGCTCTCTAGCCGCGTGCAGAAGCTGTTTCCGACAGCCACTCCCCCAGCGGGCCATTTGGCTGGCTTATCGCCTTAGTTTCACTGTTGATAATGTGGTCAATTTTATTCAGGCGGGACATGGCACTGATGCCGAGGCGAACAACCGTTCTGAAAACCGTATACACCTCAATCTCGAACTCTGACTTAATCCATGCGGCATAACGGATTGCCAATAACTCAACGCCCCAAACACCAGTCGCCTCACCACCTTTTTTTTAATTTAAGTTTTTGATTTATTTACGAAGCATTTTTTAGTGCTTTGGTCTGGAGAGCCTTTACGAACCGCTTGATCTGAGCGCTACGGAGGAAGACGCTAGGTCTTTGAGACTCGGTGGCCTCCTCATTAGCTACAGCAGCTGCATGGAGATCATTCAGGCTATAACATCCTTCGTCGTCAACACGAACTGAATGCGCGTGTGGAGCGCGTTTACTGGGGATACAAAAAAGCCCCGACATTGGCGAGGCTCATTAAATGGACTTTGTGATTTACAGTGTGCTGCTAATTCTTTTTCTCACGAGCACGACGCGCGGCTTGTTTCTTAAGATAGTCATCAGCTACAGATTCGTACTCTTCTCGCGTAAATCCGTTCTGATCAGGGTATTTAGCTGCAAGCAGAAATTGGAACTCAGTCATCGTTAATTTGGACGCTTCATCACGACTCATTCCGAAGTGGCTACGTGCTGCGCTGATGTAGTCGAAGGCCTTAAACTCTGTCGTCCGCCCTCCAGTTTCATGCCGCTGTAACTGTCTGACTTTGGCTTTGCCGACAACACCATGCTGTAGTAAGTGCTGCGCCATAACAATGATGTCATTGCGTGGCATTTTCCCAGGTCGATACACCACACAAGACTTCCACCCCTTCCATTCTCCGATCATTGGGGTTAAATCATCCTGACAACAGGCCTGAATAACCCTCATTGATGTAGAGAGCATTTTCTCTGTCACGCGGTATAGCGAAGATGAAAGCCAATCAGGAAGCCTCCCAAAAGCACTCGTATATCCGGTAAGCATCCCGTTCAGTTCACTTCCATGGACAATAGCGTATGCCTCAACAATTTCATTAGGACTTCCAATGCGCGTCATGGCCTCAAATGATGGGCTTAATAAATAATCCTTCCCCCCGTCTCGACTATCACTAATCGAAACTTCTCCTATATCAATTAATGCTGTCATGGCTCATTCCAGTGAACGGTTATTATCAAGGGCAGCACAGCCACCCTTTGTAATAGTCGCTAAGCTGAAACAGTAAGCACCGATGTAACGGAAGTAATTTTCGCGCCGGTCTTATCGGTCACCTCGCAGTGGTAGCTACCAGCTGAAGCTGAGGTCACCGCGCGATTAACCAGCGTCGCCGTGGCAGCAGTTGGATTCACTGATGTATCAATCAGCACACTGCCGTAAAACCACTTATAGGAATACGGCAAGCGACCGCCAGTAACTTCCACATCCCAGACCACATCGTTATCTTCTGTAGCTGTTTTGGTTGCTGGCAGATCCCTTAAGAACGCTAGCGGTGTAACAATTGGTGCATCGGTTTCATTCACTTCAATGGTACTCGCATCTCCGACTTTGAACTCAGTGCTAAAAATGACGATGTCATTTGTACCCCCATCTGAGCTAAGCGCCGTAACGTTCATGTAACCGATGAACTCAACCGGGCCATAGTCCATACGCACCCAAATACCGGGTTGCCCCTTAGCCTTCAGTTGCCCAGCAAAGTACGTGATGAACTTGCCGATCCCGTACTGATCCAGCTTGTCTTTCTTACGCACTTCACCTTCGAAACTGATAGTAAAATCACTGTTCGTGATGATGGTTTCTACGTAGCCGCCGCCGTCATCCGCGTCTGAGGTAACAGAGTTTGGATTAAAGTCGAAGCCCTTAGACGTGCCAGCGGCCAGCGCCAGCCACTCAGACTCGAGTGGTTTAACGTCTGCGCAGCCATCGGCGACTTCCAGCACTACCGCGCCGCCAAACAGGCGCTCGTTCGAGTTCTGGCAATTAGGCATTTGTGGTTCCTCTTTCGTATAAAAAAGAAAACCCGCCGAAGCGGGTCTATTTGGTTGGTATGGCTAGTCGCCAAACGTGCAGGAAAATTGCAATCGGAAGACTACGCGCCCTTCTTCTGTGAGCACCGGAGCGGGGATTGCGCCCATGTTCTGGATGTAGCCGACGCACTCGTCAATCATGGGATTGGCCTGAACGTAATCGACGATACGCTGCACTGCGTTGAGCGCGTCTTTGCGTTTATCTTTCGCGCCGACGACGTCGACCAGCACGTGATATTCAGAGCCGAGATCGGTGCGGATATTCGACCCGCCGTTTGGCCTGAACACGATAACAGCCTTCGACTGATCGCCCGGGTCGTCGTACATCAGCTGCTGCACCGTGAAACCGGTAGTTAGCCCGGCGACGCCGAACATGTTGCGCACCCGTTCATGCATCATGGGCGTCATAGCGAAAGCTCCTTGCGTACCACTGCATCAATCTGGCTTCGGGTGTCCTCAAAGCCTTTCGTCAGAAATTCTTTCTGCGCTGTCGAACGTCGGAATGTCTGAGGAACGTTAGGGTCATGAACATAAACAGCGTAGTTTGCAGAGTATCCAACTCGTCCAGTTACTCGCGTACCGCTGGCGTTGATTTCACGATACTGACTATTGAGCAGCGTAGACGTATCTATGGGGGTGTATAGCGCAGCTTGAGAACTACCAATAACCAACGCTGATTGAATCGCTCGAACTATCTTGCGGCCGTGAATATCCTGAATAATTCGGTTCAGATTGGCCTTTGCCTCACGAATACCGCGAACTTTTGCCCCCATGACTAGACTCCCGTAATTATTGCCCAGTCATCCTCTAGGCCGTCGAGGGTATCGTTCCAGCGCGTGACGTGGCGTACTTCATCAGCGCCAGCAACGATCGGGTCCTGTTCAGCGCTAATACCAATCATGATGTAGTCACCTTCTCCAGCCAGATCGTAAGCCGTAAAGAAGGTATTTTTGACGACAACCTCTTTACCGAGAGATCCGAGTTTAGCCGACAACCCACCGATGTAATCGCACATGATGCTCTCTGGTGGTTTGTATGCAGTGATGGGATCACCATATTCATCCTTCCCACCTGCGCCTTTACGCCAGATGGTACATGGCTTGTTGTATGACCATTGCCCTGTAGATGACATGCCCTATTCCCTCCATCGCAGTACAATCGCGGCTGTCGCCCGGATGCGCGGACAGTTGATGAACCATTCACCTGAGCTGTTCACATAACCGGTGGTTTCACGTCCGGTATCGGTGCGAACCCATACACGGGAGAATGGCTTGGGGCTGCGCTCTGTTACGTCAAACCACGCCATCAGCAACCCCCTACAACCATGAACAGGCCAACGCTGTTACCTGCACTAATCGGTAGCTCACTGGTGCATCCGCTGGTATCGAGTTTCGCCAGCGAGTCTCGCAGCCAGTTGATGCTGTCATCACCATACTCAAAGGAACGGGACGCACCAGACGGAGCACCCTGCGATTTAATACGGCGCGCACCAGAAGATGTAGCCATTAATGCAGCCGCATACATCAGGATGAGTTTTGCGGAGCAATCGTCATATCCAGCACCGTTAAGGCACGGAATAATCTTGTTCACGACGCAGAGAATCGGATCCAGCAGAGCTGCCGGTATGGAATAACCCAACTCACCGAGAAACTGTTGCACGTCTGCCGCTGTAATTGGGTCAGCCATGGTTACTTATCCTTTTTAATCGCTGCCGCCAGTGCCGCTTCCGCTTCATCGGCTCGCTTAGTCGCTGCTTCCAGAGCTTCTGAGTGCGCCTTTTCTTTCGCTTCTGCTTCTTCTGTGAGAGCTTTCACCTGACCAAGAGCTTCGTCGAGCTGCTTTTGAATACCGGTTAAATCTGTTTTCACTGGCACTGAAGGTGTTGCAACTTCAAATACCAACTTCTCACCTTTCTTCTCAGTTGACTTCTCAGCCTTGCTCTGTGCGATCCACTTTTCAGCGACCGCATCGTCAACATCATAAACCTGACCAACCTCCAGTTTCTGGAAGTTGGCACCGGCAAAAAGGTTTGCTACCAAAACTTTTACGAGTGCCATTTTATTTCCTTAGCTAGATGCGTGGACTACAGAGTAGTGACCATTGATGTCCTGCTTAACCATAAGGCCAGCAGCACCCCAAGTGCGCCACACATAATCTGAGTTATAGAACTGACGCGGATCAGCCACGGTACCAAACGCTTGACCAACGATAGGTGCAATTACTCCAGCCTGTAGCGGGACAATCACAATCTCGTTGCCAGTCAGTTCAGCATCTTCTTTGATGGCTGAAATGCCAGAGAGCTTAGAGATTTCCTCCAATACGGTACGTAGTGAATTCACATCGAAATACTGTTCCCAGTTGGACATAATTTCGCTGGAGACGTACCACGTCTGTTGACCATATTGCAGGTTTTGCAGTTTCAGAACGTCACGCAGGGCAATAGCTGCCGCTCGGATAGCTTTCGGATCAGTGCTGGTTGAAAAATCAACAGTTAGAGTAACCTGCGCTACACGCTCGTCATGGCGTAGCCCTTTCCAAGTCTTATCATCAAACTTGATGTAGTTACCTGCCGCATCACGGAAGCCTTCCCAGATGTAATCCACGTACTGGCGACGAACGTCATCGACGGAACCTGATTGAGCATCAGCCAGAGAAGAAAGTGCAGAGCCTTTGTTAAATACGGGGTCACGCCAGTTGAACTTGAAGCCTGAGTCATGGATAGGGACCATGGTGCCGTCGAATGTGTAGCTCTTAGCATCCAGTGCTGCACCAATCTGCCCAGACATAGAAGTATGAGCCCAGCCACGGCCACCGGTTCGAGCGTATTCATACACAGACTCTTCCAAGCGAACCGAGCGCGACAGAGGCATCAGATCGTTCAGTAGGGTGAACTCAGTGTTGGGTTCAAACTCTTTCATCACGGTCTGGTCGTATGCTTTGTAAAGGCGACGAATATCATCGACTGCGTTCACTGCATCCAACTTACCAAACTCACCCATCGTGGCCCGTGCCAGAAGGTCTGCCACAGCTTGAGCGCTGGAGTTACGCGCGGCATCCAATTCACGGAACTGAGCCGTGTTGGCCTCAAGGTTTCCGGTCTCGGTCGCCTTTTTAGTGGAAAATACAAACATTAGGCTCTCCTTACTTAATAACTACGCGCAGGAGATCACCTGCCGTCGCAATGGTGTATGAGCGATCTTCTTCTACGAAGCAGCGGACAGATTCATCAGCACCTACAGCTTTTACTCGGCCATTGGCAATGGAAAGAGGCTGCCCTTTGGTGTACGTACCCGCTGCGGCTGGCACATTGAAGAAAACTCCGGGGGTTGGATGCATTGCAACAACCCAATCACCAGCCTTGATGACATCATCCACGGTTTTACAGCGGAGATAGTCATAGTTGGCTACGTAGAGGATCGCCGCTTCATTACCATCTACAGATGCCGTGTATTTCTTCGAAGTGTTGTCGAAGAAGCCAATCGTCCCCGGTGGTGTATCGGCAGCGGCTGCGCCTTCGCGGTGAAGTTGAGGATTCGCAAAGATACCGCCTGCGTGAATTACGTGCTTTCCGTCTTTGGCCATTTTTTACTCCGGCATTTCACTGAATGATTGATTGCTGTTCACTTGGCGGAATGCACCGCTAAGCCCCGTTGAGGTCTGGCATTGAGCGTAAAGCTCCTTCAATGGCTCACCATCAAGCGCATTGACCGCCAAATCTGTCATGTTGAACTTGGCTTTAACTGCGGAACGCATTGAGCTGCGCTCCTGATCGGCGTTAGCAGTAAGCCCCGACTTAACAACGGCCAGATCGTCAGCAAATGGCTTGAACCATGCTGGCGCTTGCTCGCTGTTGGTTGCGGTGTCTTTGGCCTTCTTATCAGCCTCTTCTTTCTCTTTTTTGGCCTTTTCTTCAGCGTCAGCCTTCGCTTTAGCATCTTCTGCGACCATTTGGTTATACGCATCCATCAGCTCAGCTTCGGTCTTGCCTTCGACCTCTTTGCCTTTCGCTTTCAGCGCGTTAGTGATGAATTCTTTCATCGGGTTCGTTTCCTCTTTTACGTGCTTATTGTTGGCGCTGAAAAACGCCATGAATTGGTTAAAGAACTGCTTAAGTGCGGGGTCTTGGTGATCTGGTATATCTGAATCAGCGAGATTTACGGTTTCAATTTCCTGCTCATCTCCGTCAGAGTTAACGAAGATGCCGACTCCTTCACTCGGCGTACCAGCACCAGGCTCATCAAGCAGCACCGCCACATGGTCAAACATCATGTTGGTGGCGATCTCGTTATACTTCTTTCCCTTCGACTCGCCGTTGGCAGTAATGCCGGAATACAGCAGGCCGGTGGAGATGTGGATCGGGTCAGCGTTAGCACCAGACAACATGTCATCCAAGCGGTTAATCAGGCGTTTGCCCTTATCGCTGGATTCGGCGTACTGCCGGTTAACGTACATGTCGCCAGTTACCTTGCCGTCTTCGTGGCTGACGTTCTGTAGCCAAGCTCCGACGTGGAATTCGTTCACCGCCCGGACGTCGCGAGCCGAAACATGCTTGCCGTCCACTTTTGGATGGCCCAGCGGCATCGGGTTACGCTCGAGCGTGTTGTAGGCCTTTTCGATTTCTGCTGCCGGGTACAACTTCCGGTTCATCACAATATCGTCCACAACAGGCGTGATGCCGCGAACCACGATATGTGGCTTGCCGTCGATGCTTTCAGTGGTGATGTTTGAAGCGGAGTTGACGACGGTCAGCACGTTAACGCGATTGCGTTTCATGCTGGGTCCTCATTGGTAGGTTTCAGGCAGTAAAAATCCACCTCTTGAAGAGGTGGCTTTAAATGGGGCCCCCTAAAAGGGGGCCTTGTTCGTTTTAATCCTGTAATAACGCCATTTGCTGTTCGTATTCTTGGTCTTTCTTATCCTGATGTCTCACGTAGCGCCTGATAATTTCTTCGTTCACTCCAACTGTGTCGGCAAAATATCCCCTCGCCCAAAAATGATTACCCCACAGCTTCTTTCGTATATGCGGAAACTTGTTGTAGAGACGAATAGCTGTGCGCCCTTTCAGGACGCCCATCAGCGTTGAGATCGAGAGTTTCGGTGGGATCATCACGACAAGATGAGCATGGTCTGGCTGAACATTCAGTTCAAGTACCTCACAATCTTTCATATTGCAAAGTATATAAACTGAGCGATAAAGCTCTTTACCTACCGCCCCTGCTAAAACCTTGTAGCGATACTTTGGCGTCCACACCAAGTGATATTTGCAACGCCAGAATACATGTGCTGAACTTCTATAACTGCTCATGTCAGTGATTTCCTTCTTACTTGTGGTGAGTAAGCTGGAATTTTCTGGCATGGGCTTCCTTCAGGCTATAGCCTCACAGGGACAATCACCACCTCCCGAGGAGGTGGTTTAAAGCTGACAATAAAAAAGGCCGCCGTAGCGACCTGTTTTTACTTAGTTAGATTTATTTGAATTTAAGCTCGGTTTTAGCATCAAGAACTATTGCATTAATAAGTTTTTGCGTGGCCTTGGCCATGTCATCGTACGCAACGAAATCAGGGTAGCCTTCTTCATAAACACTGTAATCAGAATCTGACTCATTCTTAAAGAAGTTAGCCAGTAGTAGGCGAGTATTATGGCTAAGGGAGATCGGTGCTATAGCGTAGAATCGATGAATTTGCGCGCTCACTTCATAAAACCTCTGCCAGTCAAAATCGCCCTCTGGTTCAGGCATATTATTCCTTTGGGCTTTGTAGCATCTTTCGTAAAAAATATTTGCCTTTTTATATATGGCTTTGATTTCAAATAAATTATCAATTAACTGGTTATAGGATGAGTGTTTCTTCTCCCACCATTTCTCATGGTAGAAGCGATTTAATGCAAAGCTAGCAGTAAACCAGGCGGCAACAACCCCTGTTGTAATCGGAACAACTAGAGTTAGAAAAAAAGAGCCAACTTCTTGTAGGGTAACACTCATCAGCTTGATTCCGTGAAAATTATGATGATGCAATTAAGCACTAACTGGAATCTTCTTTCCAGTGATCACGCTCTTTCGCCAGCTTTTCCTTCAATCCATCGTTGAATATACTGCCGTCGTCGTTGAGCAGAACCGGAATCTGGCTGCAGTAGCAGTTATACCGGTTTCCGTTCTCGGCGTAGAAGTCTCGCACCTCTTCAGTGGTGTAGACTTTTCCATGACGGCTGGCGTGCCAGGACCGCGTGGTTGGTTTAAGCGCTGACATCCACAGCAGCCCAATATTAAGACCTAGCCGTTCAGCGGCCCAGTCCGTTTCGTTCCATTGCGCCTTCCGCAGCGCGCCGACCTGCTCAGTCTGAGCGATGGTCTTTGCCTTCGACATCGACACATCGAGACGCTTGCTGATAACGCTGGCCATCTCGCGTGGATTCACGCCGCGCGCTACTGCATCGGTGATGATGTTGGTCAAATCGCTGCGAGCGGTATCGCTGATGACTTTCCAGTCACTGAACGTTGTCAGCCTTGCCGCTGCAATCTGGTTTAGATAACCAGGGCTGTTTAAAAGTTGCTGTAACGTCGTCTGGCTAGCATAGATAGGTGACTGAACTGAAAGGTTGGTATATGCGTTCAACGTGCCGCGTTGGTATTCCACGGCAACATAATCAAGCGCCCACAGGTTCTGTGTTCCACCTTCAAGCAAATGATCATCCAGTATTGTCTGCACCACCTGCAACAAGTCGGCTAATTGAGCCGCCGTCATATCGTAGATGTACGTGCCAGCATTTACTTGATAGAGGGTATCAGGATGATTACCGTTGCGAGCGAGGATATAACCGTACATCGAATTGCTTGCACGTTCGCGCCCAGTAAGTCGCATATCGAACAGCTGTTTCAACGCCACCTTAATGTCGTAAAAACGCTGCTCAATATCGCGGTACATCCGGTTAACTGCGCGGTATGACTGTGTCGGATCAGCTTTGTTGCGCGGAATTATCGGGCTGCCCGGTTTTGGCTGGTTGTTCAATTGGCTCACCTGTCAGCGGATCGATATTTTTGGCCGATTCGTCAGCACCGATTGGTGGATCAGGCTCTTTGATTGGCTCTAGCTCACCAACAGCACGAACCTCGTTAGCGTCAACAGCGGGGGTTCCATATGCCTGCTGTGTTTTCTGTGCAACATCCGCCATAGCCTGCATGTTTGAGATTTTCTCTTTCTCGCTAGGTGCAAGTAAATCAGACCAGACCAGAGACACTTCACCATTTGTTGGTGGCTCAATGATTCCCAGCGTCCAGAACCGCTCGATTACGCGAGTGATGTAGTTAGTAAGGAACCCCCAGCGGCGACCGTTGCAACGTTTAGCCCACTCGTTCTTGTCCTCATCAGATGCCAGTCGCCCTGTTTGCTGGCCAAACTGAATAGTGAATGGGCATTGAATGGAAGCTGAGAACTCATTGGCCGCTGCCGTCCATGTAGGTGTGGGATCGGCAGCTGCAACAGACAGTACAGATGCTTGACCTGCCTGCATAACCAGAGCTGAGTCAGTACCGCTATTCATGCGACGTATCTTGTCGTTCATTGCGTCGCCGAGCTTATCGAATCCCTCATCCTTAGCCTGCTTGATGAGGGAGTTGATATCGGTTTCTTTGCTGAACTCAATTCCTAGCTGCCGGCTGGCGTTTTTGAGGAATCCTTCTGCACTGCCACCTGATGTCTTCTCAATATCCAGAAGCTTATTGAAGCCAGCACGAAGCAGAGGTACACCGGCAAGCATGTTTTCATCTTCTGACCCTTCGCACAGAATGATTACTCGATCAGGATGGACAGTAACGCTGCGCACAATTCCATATGTACCATCATCGCCAACAGGCTGCTCATTGAAGCTATAGTTGACCGGCTGACCATAGCTATCTGACTGTGTATCAATATCGAAATTGCCGGGCTTTATCTGTGCTTCCCATGCTGGGATTAGCTTAACGAGCGCTTTATCACCGAGAGCTTTAACAACATTTTTATCAACCGGCTGATACCACTCTCGACCATCTTTGATTTGAAGCAGGACGGCAGAGTAGCGACCTACAAGGTTTCGGCGATCAGCATCCTTCAACTTTGCCCAATGCTTGCTTAGCAGTTTAGTTGTCGATTCTTCCCAGTCGGTGGTTTCCTCAGCTTCTTTTTTTTTGGCCCCGTCGATAATCGTCGGGTTATCAGTCCAACACGAATCAAGTAACTTATGTACCGCCGCGTGGGCAACGGCATTGCGCTCATAGACTCGATAGTAATTATCAAAGTTAACCGTTTCGGGATAACCGAACTCATCCCACAGCTTGGTACGCTTGGTGTTACCGTTTGGCCCATGCGCGTACAGCATGCGCTGCCGACCTATAGCATCAGCAAGGGCATTAACAAGGAATTGTTCCCCGCTATTTAAATCACTCACTGAGTGCTCCTTAGAAGAAGATTGCGCCAGTTTGTTTAGGTGAGTGCAGTACGCGATAACGCGTGGCATCGAAGTCGTGATCTTCCTGAGTGGTATCGACGTCATCAGGCTTCTTATCGTCACGGACTAGAACCGGTATGCGGCTTATCCATCCCCGACAATGCTCCATGACGTAGAATGCAGGTTTTTCCGGCATACCTGACTCAGTTTTCTTGCCTTCAATAACCGCCTCTAGCATGTCAGCAAAAAGTGATGCGCCATTGATGCGTGAACCGGGCTTTTTATCTGCCGCCAGCCACGTAACGCCTTGTGCTTCCATCTTTTGTGCGATGGATAGCTCATTGTCTCCAGTATTGAATATCGCCCCGTCAGCAGGGCCTGGGATGACGCTGCTGCATATGCCGGGCACGATATGCATCTGCCCTTTTCCCTGAGTCTCTTCAGGTTCTTCAACCTCTTCGCCCATAAGCCGCTTATCAACCCACGCCACGCCTTTGGCAACGTTTGTAGATGACATATTGAGGCCTTTATTCAGCTCGTCCGGTGGGCAGCCGTACCATTCACCAATCAGGATTAGTGAACCGGTTGGAGGGCAGAACTTACTACCATCAGGAAGCGTTGCTTCGGTGCCGTCTGATTGCGCCCACCACAAGTTAGCGAACGGCTTCGACTCGCCCCAGTCATGTGAGCGATCAACCGTCCAACTTTCGGGGATGGTGAATGGCTTGATGACGTGCAGCGATTCATTCCACAGGTGGTCAAATCGTCCTCCGCTAGTCACATCCCATGAACCCTCTACCCACGCCTTGCGTCGGTTCGGGTCTTTGATAGCCATCAGCGTTGCGATGTACTGCGGATCCAGATAAGGGTTTTCTTTGAACGAGCCGTGAATGGCTACGCGAGTCAGCGTCACATCCTCTTCTCGTTCAGTCTGCGGGTTAAATACTTGCTGCGTTTCGCGGATGATAGTTCCCCGCGGTGCTGGCTCAATGAAACGCTTCTTCACCCACGTATGCCCAATACCAAACGGGTTGGTCGTGCTGAATGTCTCTAGTGGGATCGGCTTGAGTAGTGAGCCATCAGCAAGCGGGTAATCTTCCGGCCTGAACGATGACCGTCGGCAGGAGAACATCATCTCGTAGAATTCAGGTGACTGCTGCTTGGTCAGTTCGTTAAAGCCGATGAACGGGAATTCCTGACCATGGTAATCCCAGTAGTCGCTCTCTTCCTTACCGAAGCGGAATAGCAACTCTTCGCCAGTAGGCCATACCCAGCGCAGTTCAGATGCTGACGCCAGGTAACGAGCACCATCATTGAACAGGCGATACATACGCTTCGACTGGGTGATGATGTCGGTGAGGTTTTTATACTCGGTATCGAATATCACCCCACGCCAGAACGAACCGTAACCAAGACCAACCAGGCGACGAAATCGAGCCAATTGTGCAGCGGTTTTACCGGGCCCACGAGTTCCCTCGTAGAGAATCTCGTTACATGGGCAACTCAGGGATAACGACTGCGACCCAGGCAAAGGTTTCCAGACGGCTTTGTAGTTCATCCACCTAGTACCTCGCCTTGCTGTTGTTGCGCTGCTTTCTCCCACTCATCTACGCTTGTGCATGATGGGATTGGCATGATGTTGTGGGTTGCCGTGACCTTCTGCTCAACCTGCTCTTTAAATGCCTGCACGTTGATGTGCTTACCAAGCAGCTCAAGGTTCTTAACTTTGTCAGGCCATTTGATTTTCTTAAGCAACGCAGCAGTATTGCCGTCGCCACTCATCTCCATGACTTCCATGCCGGATAGCGTAGTTCGCCATGTTAGAGGCCAATCTCTGACCGCCTTAAGCTCTCCTGAGTCGGTAAGGATATCGAGAACGTCCATTTGGTCGATTTCAACGAGCCGCTTTAAGACATAGGTCGCATTAATGCCAACCAGATCATTGCGTTGGTCTTTTAGTTCGGCAATCCTAGATTGAATGTCAGGTTTTGACATGTTTTCGGATGCGGTACGGTTTGCAGTCTTTTCGCTGTACCCCGCCCGAATAGCCGCTTGTGTGGCATTTAAATCGATGAGGTACTCGCGACAGAACATTTCTTGTTTGTCGGTAAGTGCCATTTATTAGCCCAAGGAGTGATATGGAAAGTTATTCGGATGAGTTAAAGCAAAAGCTTTTCGATTTGATGCGTTTTTACAGCGGGGCTGAGTATGCACTGGCTGAACTAAGAAACAACTCATCTTTCAATGCGTCTCGCAATGGAGCTCTTGTTAGAACCAATGCACCTAAAGTCATTGATCTAATTGGAAAAGTACTTCATATGATTGGATATGAAATACGTGCTTTCTCACGCACGCCCGATGGTAGCCCCAAATTTTATAGCAATAAACCCAAAGATATGGGAGGCATATTAATAGATGGAGCAGGCTCAATTGCATTTGTTCATAGCGATGAGAACCTTACGATGGTTGTAGGCGAGCAAGCCCGTTTTGCATCAGATAGGTTTCTTCCTGACTCTTGGGACTATCTATTAAAAGAGATCCACACTTTATGTAGAGACTCTGAGGTAAACGCACTGCGAAAAACATAAAACGCGCACATCTAATCCATATTGCCATTACGATGGTTCTACCCATAGTGATGGCAATAAAAAACCGCCCAGAGGCTTATTTTGCTTGTTTTAACGCTTTTTTTTCAGCCGCTAAGGCGGTAATTGCATCAATTCTGATTTTTTTTTCATGCTTTTCTACGTACCATTCTTGAATAAGAAGCTCAAGCAGGCCTATCAGCATTTCCGCTTCGTCGGGATCAACATCTACAATAATATTGATATCATTTTCCATGTGAGCACCGATATTACCAATATTTCTGATAGCATCGATTGCTTTCCACATGCTGGCTTCTATCTGACTTTCAATAGCCTTTATTTCATCTACAAGCCTTGCCGGTTTTACCTCCCATACACTCCTGATCATGCCTTGCAGGCATCTGCGAGACAACGTTGCTGAAGCTTTAGGAGATAAGTCCTTTATTAGAACTGCCTCTCTATAGTCTGCCAAGATTTGTTCAGGAACATAATCGGGGAACTGCTTGACGATGCCGTTTGGCCTATTAACCCAGCTCTCTATCTGTCTGATTGGTTTTAAATATCCCCCGTCAGACTTTGCAACATATACCTTTGATGCGTATGTGAATTCCTTGCATTCCTTATTTGGGCAGACGTTTACCCATGATTCGAAGAACAAATCACCGTATTTAGTGTCAGCTGATATAGCAAAGGTGTTGTTTTTTTTCTCAATTGATTTATAAACCGACAAACGGCCACAGAAAGGGCATTCCCAAGATGACATGTAACCTCCTTAGAGTTAAGAAGGTTAATATATTGCAAAACAGCAGAGTGTTAAACGTACAAATCACTTGAAGCACTGCTCTTTTATGTAATCCTGCAGATAGCCAACCTGCTTTGTCACTGTGGAGATTCGTTCTCTGAGGGTAAAATAATCCTGTTCAGCGGAGTTAGTAAGTCGGGGGCTGGTAGCATCGCCCATGCCGCCGGCGCTGGTCGTTCCGTTGTCGGGGCATCTGGCGTTGATCTGCAGCCGACGCTTGCCAGAAGCAACATCGCGCTCAAGCTGATCGATAGTGGCTTTGGCATCGGCCAGTTCTCCTGTGTATTTTTCATCTAACGCAGCGGCCTTACGCTGGCGTACCTGCATGTCTTTAATGGTGGCATTAGCCAGATTCAGCGCCTGAATTTTCTCATCGCGCTGCTTCTTATATTCGGTGGCGTTGTAGCGGTAGTGATTAACAGCCCAGCCTAGCGATACGATGATACCGGCGACAACAGCAATAATGATTGCGGTTAACTTGCTCATCTCTGACTCCAGGTGCAAACCTCATATTCAACGTCGCGGCGATTCATCAAACCTTTCCACTTCTTGCCACCGGCATATACCCATCGCTTTAGCTCATCACATGCTCCGACATAGTCACCAGCGTTGAGCTTTTTAAGCATGGTGGACTTGATGAAGGCGTTAGCCCCAACGTTGTAGGAAAATGAGTAGATGGCGGCGAGCTGCGTTTCTGTAGTTTTAACTTTGATGCTCGGATTGACCTGCACGGCAATCCGCTCTAAGTCAGCCTTAGTCAACGCATCACACTCCGCATCTGAATATCGCTTGTTGAGGATAATGTCTTTCCCTGTATGCCCATCGCAAACAGTGATTACTCCAACCACATCTTTGTAGGGAACGTACTCTCGCCCCTCCAATCCACCGTTACCGCTTAGCATTACCGTTGCGATTGCAATGGCACCGCCGCCAATAGCCGAGGCGATTTTATTTCTCAGGGATGGATTCATTACTCACCCCTTGAGGCTTTGCGCCGGTCTTCTTTTACCTTGAAGTAGAGATTCGTTAGAAACGTCAGGAGGCCAAATAGCAGGCTTCCAAGAACGCCAAACGCTGCCCACTGTTCAGGTGAGAAGCCATCAAGGAGTTGTTTAAGCCAGAATAAGGCGCTACCGCCTGACGCTCCGTATGAAATACCTGTTGTGATTTTGTCCATACGTAGCATCGTCTCACCTCCCCGTAGGGTTAGGCGCTGAGTAATTAATTAGGGAATAGCGTCACCCGTATCCATGCCAGACAAGGAATGTGTGAGTGCGGTTGGTTGGTTTTGGATGACGCTAAATGCAAAAAGCCCCGCACGATGGCGAGGCTTTGAAATTATTTAGAGAATGATTATAGAGAAAATCTCTTAGCCCATTCTGTAATTTGCTCAGGATAGATGAACTGAATGTTGAATGATTCTATTGGACTCTGTACCGGTCCCAAGTAGACAACACATGGATACCTTTTCGGTCGATTATCAAAAACATAATCAACGATGTCAGCCTCATCAATCAGGTCATCATCAGCAAAACATGTAGCTCTAACCCACAAATCATATACAGCTTCGTTAAGCAGTAGTTCCATCGCATTTCTCTGTAAGTAATTTACCCACATACAGAGTAGACGAACTCATGTTAGCTGTGCTGAAAATTGAATTCACAGATGAACACCTCCCAAATTCTGGCATATCCGCATTCCCCTCAATCCACTAATTCGGTAGGGGTAACGCTTGGCCGTAACCACTTTCAGTCAGGAAATGTTTAGTGCATGAATGATTGTTCAAAAAAAAGAACGATTAACTCGAGGTACTGAAAGAGGCTATTGCTGCATAGAAATGGGGCTCATGGTTTAAAAAACCTGCATGTCTTTCTCAGTCGATATACTTCGAAATCTTTAAAATGAGAACCTAAGTGCACTAATTTGTTGAAGAAGAATGGGAAGCGAGTGCACTCACAATACATACCTATGATCATCGTCGCGCCAAGGGCAAACATAGTAGTAAACAATATGTAAGTCACGACTTTATTCATGGCAATAAATAGCGTCAATAAATCATGAAGCAATAAATTACATCAGACATAGTAAACGCTTTGTATATAACCGGAGCGTTTGGCGTGCTGAATAGAAAAAGTGCCGAAGCATGCTTAAGACACACTATCGACACCTTACCCTTTAATGATTGCTCATTTGCTCAATGATGTCAACACGATTATGCAACTTTTAGAACTTTATCTACACGTTTGCGATTTTTAAACGCATCTTGCAGCGGTTGATAGAGCATAAACAGTGATGCTTCGAGAACGTCATTCACCTCTCTGCGACAAGTTGATAGCGATGGTCGGCGCATACGATTTCCGCCACGAGTTGGGGTTTTGCGAGGAATTGCACTCTTGTGCATGTAGACTGCAATTGAGTAGCGAGATGAACCGTGTGAGTAGTAACTAAGCAGGATACCGAAAGCCCTTTTATCGATGTACATGACGGAATCTACGACCTGAGAAATCAATTTTCCGTCATCATCATTGCACATTGGGCGGCTCGGTGTTCCGCTTGGCTCTACTGTCGCCATGTATTGAGCTATAACGCTGCTCATGCGCTTCTCTAATCGACCTGAGTAAACCCATGCGCCCCACAGTTCCAGCCAGCCATTAATCCAATCATGCCGCTCCTTAGTAAGCTCTAACTCACCTATTCTCATGCAGCCTCCTGATTTAACGTCTTACGCTTCGCTTTGTACTCGTCTTTGATGCGCTCAAAGTCCTTCCGTGTGTAATGACGAGCCTCATGCGGCCCCATCAGCCTGTTGAACCGCTCAGTGCCAATTTTCGCAATTAGATTAGGCTGGTATCCGGCGATATTTCCCGAGAGGTGGTTATTACAGGGGGCGCACTGCTTGTGGCAATTGTCCTCATCGAACCTCAACTCTGGATTAGAGCCAACGGTACGGAAGTGGCCGGCGTGGTATTGCCCATTATGAAAACGCCCACAACTGATACATGGCTCTGCTGAGTCACGCTCTCGGATGTAGGCGTTGAATTCGGTTTGGGCTTGTTTTGCGAAGTAACTGAGGGGTTTGACTGATAACTTTCGGATTTTAAGTTTGTCTTTCTTTTTCTTCTGTTCTTGTCGTCGCTTGGTTTCTAGTTCCTTTAAAGCCTTTTCTCGATTCTTTAGGCTCAGCCTGACGCCTAATTCAGCCCCATGTTCAGGACAACACCATCGTTCATTTTGGAAGCGTGGGATGAACCACTCTCGGCAGATTGCACACTTACGTTGGTGACTTTTTATCATTGATTACCCTTCGATTATTTGATGCTATATTGGGAATAAATCCCATGCAGTTATTAATTGATAAGGAATAATTGATGTACAAAACAATCCTCGTTCCAATTGATCTTGATGAAGACACATTGATTTCTCTGGCCGCGAAGCATGTTGAGGATTTAGCAGAACAGAATGATGCTCGTATCCATTTTGTTTCAGTAATTCCGTCTTATCAGTACGCTGCAACGTTGAGTTTTGCATTTACAATGGATGCTCTTGATGAGAGCAAAGTGAAAGATATCGCTTTAACAACACTCAAAGGAATTGTGAGTAAATTCAATATTTCTGAAGATAGAATTGAACACCATATTATTTCTGGCGGAACGCCAAAAGATCAGATTCTTAAGCTTGCAGAGAATCTTAATGCAGACTTGATTATCATTGGATCCAATCGTCCTAGTATTGCCACGTACCTCATTGGGTCTAATGCTGCTGCCATAGTGCGGCATGCAAAGTGTTCAGTACTCGTAGCTCGCTAGTTAATGGCCCGCTTCATTCAGCGGGCATTTCGTATCCACATCTGTAACTCCTATACCCGACTAACAGTGCTATCAATTAAGTAAAATTGCCCCTTATCTAGAAGAAGCTCTGTAGCTGATTAAGGATATTTTCGTCTCTCGTTCCGGCGAAAATATGTTTGATGGCTGCGTTAATCATCGCGTTGTAGCAACGTTCGAACTCATCCGCCTCCATGTTCGCGTATGCCAAGCTCTTAGCTTCAATCCGTATCTCACCGTTTAGCCGTATTGTCTGCTCGTAAAAACCAGCGAGTATCGTTAGGTCTTTTCTGAACCGGTCAAACTGGCTGTGCTCATCCATATGCTCAAGACCTGCCTTGTTTGCACTCCAGTGCTGAAAGCAGAATTTGAAGAAGACGAACATCTTTTTGTGAAATATCGGATTGCGGGTTAGCTTGAAATCAGCGGTGTAGACTTCACCGTTTTTGAACTTGGTTAGGCGTGGTAAATCGTGTTCGAACATTGGTACAAAAACGCCACCGGCATTTTTAACCATATCGATTTGCAAATCTCACTCCTCCGGTACCGTTCTAATTTTTGACATCATGCAGCTCCTGAACTTCAGTTTCAAAGGCATCTGCTCGCCAAGAATCAACGCGATCAACCATTCCATCATAGTGCGTCTCACATGATGTGAATCCGTGATACGTGAGGCCGTCGCCGTATTCGAGATGCTGGTGACACATGCAACACTTGCTCATTGCTGACCTCTGCGCGGTAGGTTTAGCTTTTTGCGAATATCTGCAATTTTCTGTAGCCCGGCTTCATTGCTGATCGGAATGTGTAGCTTTTCCAACTGAACAACCGGCTTTGGTATTTCTTCACCAGACTCAATGCGCCGCCCCATGATCACCAACTCTTCAGTGCAACTCTTGCGGAGTTCTGATTCAGACTGGTTCTTGCCGCGCATCTGCGAATATAACTTTGTCACCATCCAGTAAGTCGCGTTGCTAGGCCACGGATAGGACTCTGGTGACGAATACAAGCCACGGTTAGCGCAGTACTCCATCACTAGGCCATACAGCTCCTCGCTGCTGGGCAAGCCGTTAGCTTTCAGAACACCTTGCTTGCACCATGCGATAAATTGACCGGGTGAAGGCCAGAACGGAGACTCACTGGATCGGGCATGTTGCATCCCAGCCGATAGCTGCTCTCTGGTTCGGATTCCATTCTCAGCGAATGCAGCAATCCACTGTTTTTTTGCTGCGTTCTCGTCTTCAGGTCTACGCAGGTTGGTTTGGCTTGCTGCTGGGAACACCTGCTTTAGCTGGCGAAACAGAGCATCAACCAAGTTTTCAGCATCAGGATTAACTACCCCCTGCATTGCCTGTGTAGCTGGGTTGGACATTCTGGCCAGCGCCGAACCATCTCGGTTTGCGATAGCGCTCATCAGTCGATGTGTCATATGAAATCCTCCCATGACTCTTTGCTGTTCCAGTGTGGTACCGGATCAGCGCTTGGTCGTTGGCTTCGGTTTGGTTTGCCCATCTGGGCAGATAGGGTTCCCCATTTTTTCCGCAGAGCTGCTGGGGATAGGATGTTTGAGCACCAGAACGAATCTCGGTTTGCCCAGAGGAATAACTCACAAATCTCTTTGTGCGTTCGGTTGTCTTGCTGTCTCATCAGTCGAACTACGTTTGCCCAGTCCGCCCAGTTAGGCTCTTTGGCTGAGGCATCAACAACGCAGACCTTCTCGTAAATCCAGCGACTAGCCCTGTCGTCCTCCTGAGTCCCCCACTTGGCTCCAGTGGCTGAGTAAACAAACGCATCTGGATGAGCTGAGAGAAACTTTTCCAACGCGGCGTTTGAGGATTCGTGAGAATTCTCAGACGATAGTCTTTTAATATTATTGTTATTACCTTCTTGTTCATGATGTGCGGGTTTATGTGCGCC